TGGCGGAACTACTTGCACCGTGTTGTTCTGCGGCACCGGAAGGGTATGCAGAACCGTGTCACTGTTGCAGGTCGGGGCCGTCGCCTTGTCATAGAGCTTGACGTAGGCGGTGGTGGCGTTGGTATTCGTGGCCAGCAATTCATACAGCGAACCGGACGATGCCTTGACGCTGGTGGAGTTGGTCGAGGCGCCTGAGATCACATGCGCGGCCGTGGCCGGCGAGAAGGCGATGAAGCAGGGCGTCAAGGCCGTGCTCGGGCAACCAGTGATGGTCAGGTAGCCAGGCTGCTGCGGAATCGCTGCTTGCTGCGCCTGGGCCGTCAGAGGCGCCAGCAGGAGGCCAAGGGCGAAGAGAGCGCGGATCATACGGCCGCCCCCCGCTCAACCTTGGACAGCGCCACAGGGCGGCGGCGGGGCGGCGCATTGCCAACAAACGGTTCTCCGTCCTTGTCGTCGGAGCCGAGAGAACGGACGCTGGTCACATCCTTGCGGGCGCCCATCACCGGGAGACCGCCATCACCGTGGACAACCTCAACCTTGCGCGCAGAGGCGCGGGCGAAGTCCATGGTGTCGTCAAAATTCTTAGGAAGGCCGCGGTACGGCTTGCCAGCGAGGCGGGCGAGTTCTTTCGCCTCAGTCTCCAGGCGCTCGTAGAGGCTACGCATAGCGACGCGGGCCGGCTCATTCAGCGGCTCCATGTCGGTGTTCGGCTCTTCGGTGTATTCGATAATCTCGCCGGGATCATACATAGTATCATTCGGCGCATAGAACTGCTCCAGCAGCCGATAGACCGGGACATCGTTCGGGATCGGCAGGTATTCCGCCATTTCAGGCTCCATTAAAGAGGAAGGGGAGGCCGAAGCCTCCCCCGCCAGGATTAGTAGTTGATCGCCATGTTAGAGCCGGTGAGGCTCGACGGCGGGTTGAGCACGATACCGGCAGCCACAGCGCCAGCCGACCAAGTGCCAGACCCACCCAGCGTGTATGTGAGGTAGTAGAAGCGGGGCTTCGCCTCACCAGGAACCCGCGGGGGGATCGGGAACTGTAACACCGTGCCCGAACCGGAGGGGTTCGAGGCGCTGTAGTTGTTGACCAGATTGCTGGTGGCAATCGCGGCCGACGTATACAGCAGGGTAGCGGTGCCAGCGGCATAGCTGCCGTTGTCGATGGCGCCATAGAGGTTGACCGTCAGGGTCGGAGAACCGCTGGCGGCAGTGAACGTGGTGAACACGTTTACCTGCACGGTCGGCGGAACCACGCCATCGCCAATGCCCAAATCCGCCGAAAGGACCGACCCGGAAACATTGTTGAACACGACGGGGGCGGCTGCACCCTGGTAGGTGGCCGAGGTCAGCGAGCCGGTGTTAGCAACGGCGCCAGCGTAGATGTCGATGGCGTTGCTGCTGTAGCCCGTCTGGCCGGCGGTCAGGGCAGTGAGAGCCTGACCGGCCGACCAAGACGAAAACTGGAGCGAGGTATCAACGAACATAGTGAAAACTCCTTGTCTTCGAGATCAGACGATGCGGCTCTCGGTGTTGATGATGGCATCGACCACGCGGATCGGCAGGTCGCGGAACTCCATGCAGGGGTCGCCCGCGAAGTCCTTGGTGGAGAGCAACACGTTCTTGTCGCGGATGGCCTGGATGTCCATCCAGGTCCGAGAGGTACGATTGCAATACCAGGCCTGACGAGTGCCCATCTGCGGATCGGTCGGAGCATCGCTTTCGGTGATGCCGGAACCGCGGCGGGTCGAGGTCGGGAACCGGGTCACAGCCTGCGACATCAGCACGAACAGGTCAGGCGGGCTGACGCCCTTGAGGCCGCTGGTGGTGGTGTCAATGTTGCAGATGCGAACGCCGAAACGCCAATCCTTGACGCACAGGCCCATCTTGGCCTGAAACAGCGAGGTGTAGGCTTCGAAGCGGTTGCCGCTGCTGTCATAGGCCGGCACCATGTCGCCGAGGTCTTTGTACTGGAGACCGGACGGCGAACCCTTGGGGAAGATGCCGAAGATGCTATGGTCGCCCCAGCCAATGCCCCAGATCGAGGTGTTGGCAGAGCCGGTGCCACCAGCGTCAAACACGTTGGCAGCCGAGAGGGCGGTCGAGGTGCTGACGGTGTTATACCGCGGGGCCAGGCCGGTAAACTGCGTCGGCTTGGTGGCCTCGTTGCTGTAGACTAGCGCGGAGCTGATCTGCTGCGACAGGCCTTCAACGTGGCTCATGTCTTCGCCGTAGCGGAAGGCGCGAACGTCGCCGTTGAGGTCGGCGATACTCTTGTCCACGATGCTGTAATCGACGAGTTCGCCGATGGAATCCTGGAACTGAGCCGTCAGCGACTTGCTCGACGCCACGCCCTGGTTGGCGCCGCGCCACACGCCCTGGGGCAGGCCGACGCGAACGGTGGTCTTGTGGCCGAGGGGCAGGTTGCCCTCCTGCCAGATGATGTCCTTGAGCATCAGGTTGCACTGGGACAGCAACTCGGCGATGACGGCCGGCTTGCCGCTGGGATCAGCCCGGCGCGCCCAATCAACAATCGAAGGGAGAACGTTGGTCGACATGGTGAGGCTCCGTTTGGGATGGCGCTATGCGCCGATTGGTCAGCCCGGCCCGTAAAGGGTATCCAGGCGGGATTTGGTTTGAGGGGCAGACGCGCCGGCAGGGACGGCTTTACTGTCCTCGTGCAAGAATTGCTTGCCAAGGCGAGCGAAGAACCGAACCATTACCGGGTTATTTCCCCAGCCTGTTTTGTCCATTAGCTGGCGGAACTCCGCGCGCTCGGTCTCATTGCCGCAGAACGGGGCATTGAGGAATCCGATTGCATCACTGAGGACAGTCTGTGAATCCTTTGCGCCAAGGATTTCCTGTCGCCATGACTGCTGCGTGTCTTGCCAATGCTTCTGGTAGTGAGCGTTGACGGACTCGACGGCCTGCTGAACCTGCTGGACGTGCATGTCCACCAGTTTCTGCCCTAGTTCCTGCGGTGCCTTGAACTCGGCGAGGAGCGAGGTGTATTCACCAAGCGTTTCGTCTTTGAACGCTAAACCCTCCGGGAGAACGAAGGGGTCGTAATGCGGATCCTCAACCGGAGCCTCTTCGGTCTGGGTCTTGTCTTCCGCGCCCTCAACGACCTCTGCCGCCTCGGGAACCTGGGCTTGCTGGCTGGCGTCAAGCGCCTCGCCTAGCACTGATGTCTCTGCCGGAGCGGCCTCTTGCGCAACGTCAGCAGTAACCGGAGCCTCGACAACAGCCGTGGCTTCCGCAGCAGCCGGAGCCGCTTCGGTATTGGTGTCGGTCATGTTTCCCCTTGCTCTGGATCAGACGCCGGATGGCGGCGCGAGGGGGCTGTCTTTGCGCTCCTCGGCCTCTTGAACCATCAGGGTGTAGGTAGCGGGAGCGGCCTTCATCACATCGCCCAGGAGCAGCAGGCCGATGTACCGCTTGCCCTCACGGAATGCGATGGACAGTGGACTGGCATCACGCTCGCAGAACGATGTGCGAAAGACCTCAGACTGCCGCAGAATGTCGTGGACCCATCGCCGTCCTTCACGGTCGGCCATAATCTTGGCAACGAACTCTAGCCTGAGTTTACGGCGGCGCCCGGCCTGCTTCTTGACCTTGTTGACGCTCTCAGGGTCAGCAGCATCAAACGACTGTTCCGCCTCTTCCTCGGCAGCAACAACGGAGGCGCGCTCAACCATCACGCCCTCGGCAGATAATGGGTTTCAATCGTCGCCAGGGTATCCTGCCTGGACATCGACCGCTGGTCAGCGAGATCGAGAGCGTGTGCCCGAGCTTGCCGCAGCACGCCCTCAACGCGCAGCCAGACGAAGTGCGGCGTCATCGGCGACATCTTGACCACCGACCCGGCCATGCTCTCCAGGCTATCCCGAATGCCAAGCCACTCAGGTTTGCCCTGCTGGTAGTGGATTAGCTGCCCCGCACATCCAGCCGCTTGGGTGAGGTGGCCGACCAGATCAGCACACGTCGGGCCGTTGGCTACCTTCGCCATGGCCGCGCACTTGTCAGCCGCCAGGGCGAGGTTATGCGACAGCCGGTCGATGCAGGCGTGTTCGTCGGCGTAGATCATTGGTTCGGGCTGACTCCGAGCATCATGTTGAGAGCGGTGTTGCCGGCGCCGACCTGGGTTCCGGCGAGCGTCTGCGCCGCCTGCGGCACCACCTGGGCAGCGTGCGAAAGCATCTGCATCTTGGCAGCGGCCTGCTGCTGCTTTGCGGCTTGCAGGCGGATAGCCTTGACCTGCTCTGGACCGCGGAGAATTTTCTGCGGGTTGCCGAGCAGATCGGAGAACTCTCGCAAGAAGGCGTCGGTGTCGACGAGGTCTTTAACCTCGGGATACACGGCGGCCATGTTGCCAACGATGCCGATGAACCGCTCCAGGCCACCAGTCGCCGCCGCCTTCTGAGCGAGGGCGAGCATTGACACGAACTCGATGTCAAGCGGGACGCCATGCAATGACGGTGGCGGCGGGTCTATCATGCCCTTGCGGGTCATGATGCTATACATGCGCTTGAGCTTCGGCTTGAGGCTCTCGGAGAGCATGCCCTCGATCACCGGGCCGAGCACTTGCAGTTTTTCCTGCATGCGCTGCCCGACCTCATAGGCCGTCATCTTCGCGCCCGCGGCCTGCTCCAACATCAGGAACAGATCGTTAAACAGGCCCTTTTGAATTCTCAACTGCGTCTGCTGGATTAGCGCCGCCAGCCCATTGATGTCAGGATTAACCTCATAGATCGGCCGCATGCCGGTGCCTGGGCCGAGTTGGTCGACATAGGTCACATGGCCTGGCAGGATGCTCGACGGCTGGTTCTTGAGCCGCATGTCGGCGACCAGAGGCGGGCGAACTTGCTTTTCGATAGCCTCGGCAAGACGGCGCGTCAACACCTGGAGCTGGATCACATCAGGCAGCACATCCATACCAGGGGAGCGGCCGTAGGGATCGTTGCTCAGAGTAGACCAGCGCGGCACGGTGAAGGGGCACTCGTGGAATCCACGAACGCTTAACGGCTTGGTGGTATCTGCACCGTACAGCCAGTAGACCTCCCGCCAGGTATATTTGCCGGGCAGGCGCGTGCTTTCACCGCAATCAAAGTTGGGTTCGATACAGTGGCAAACCGTGTGCTCCATATCGAGAGCACCGCCCTTTTGCGACCACTGCTTTTGCACGGACGGGGAGCAGTTCTCCAGGCCGAAGAAATCCACGATCTGGCTGACTGTAAACACAAACGACCGATAGATAGCATCAATGCGTTCTGTCGCCGAGGACGCAAGGTAATATTCCCCAACAGCCGGCGTATAGACGCGGATGATGTCGGTCTCGTCCTCATATATGATATTCGGCGCCGTGCCAAACACCACAAGGTCTTCGCATTCCTGCGCGAACTTGTTGTAGAAGTTGGACGTAGCCGCGACCGTATACATCCTGGTCTCGGTTTCATCCAGCCAAGCGCGGCCAGCGGCATCAGGCTCAAAGTTTTTGAGCGCCGGCACCATCTTAAACCAAGGGCGCGACGGGCTGGCGAGGCCTGACATGAGGCCGCCGGAGCAGGTGCGCACGGCGTAGGTGGCGGTCGGGTCAACAATGGATGTGTTGATATTCCGGCCGCGAGTCATGCTGTTCGGGTTCGGCATACCGCCAGACGACTGCGTCAGCCAGGTCGACCGGCGCGGCATGATGTACTGGCTAAGGTCGCACCAGTTTTGCATCCACCAGCTATTGCGCCAATTGCGCAGGCTCGCGAGGCGCTGCTCAAGGTGAGAGCGGAGGCGCTGCCACCCAGGCGCGGCCTTGTCCGATCCCTCAGAGACCTTTGCCGGCTGTAGCGCCAAGAGCGCCGGCCCGCTGCTTTCGTAAGCAACAGGCTTCGCCTCCTTGCGGGCAGCCTCCGGCTTATCCTGCGGAGGCACTGGCTTTTTAAGCGCCGACGATGCGAGAGGCATTAGACGACCGCCGTCTGTCCGAGCAGAGTCGTGGGGGCGGTGCTAGGCGGCGTCGTCAGCCCTCGCGGGCCGGAGGCTCCGACCGTACCCGACTGCGTCGAAGCAGCGGCAGCGGCAGCAGCCTGACGATTACCAGCAGCGGCGGGAGACGAGGTCGCGGAGGCAAGCGTAGCCGGCGTGGCGGGCGGAGGCGGGGGAGGGGCGGCCGGAGGCGTTGGAATAGACGGCGACGAGAACATGGCGCCCATTATTACCTCCGAGCATAGGGGTCGTATTCGACCTGGTGGCCGCCAATGTGAGAGCGGGCGAGGGGGTCGTAATCGACAGTGTGGCGACCAGCGCGAGAACGCTGCTGTGGGGAAACTGGGAATGCGAATGTGATGGCGAGGGCGTCGGCCAGATCAGGCGAGCGCATGCCACGCGCCTTGATCTCGTCCTTGCTTTCCAGCACCATTCGGTTGCTGCCGTCGTATCGGTATGTCGGGACGGCTAAGTCGGTCTTGAGTTCTGGGTTGTTCGGGAGCAGACCCTCGGACTTAATCCACTGGGCCATTGTATCCCACATTTCACTGCGCTTGTTGCTGTAGCGCGGATTTGTAGGCCTTCCACCGAAATTGACCTCGATTACCTGGTGCCCGAGTTGGCGCAGTCTGTCGATAACGCCCTCACCTCTTCCGGCGTCGACGAATACGGCATCCGGCTGCCATTCAGTGATGACTGCGGCCACGCGGCCAACCACTTCCATGTTGTCGAGACCTTTGAGAACGGTTGGCTCAAAGGCGATAAAACCCTGGCGCTTGAGGATGACGCTGCGGTCTCCTCCGAATCGAGCGACATCGACACCCACCACTTTTGCCATTCCGGCCGCGGCCTGGGGATGCGCCGCGCGTCGACAGGCATCCGAGATCACGTCGATAGGGATCAGCGTGTTGTCAGCGGAGGCGTTGAAGTCGCACAGAAACTCTTGGCGGAACGCCGCATCCGGCATCATGGCCCGCGCCTGGGCAAGCGTGTCTGAGTTTAGCCAGGGCAGTTGCGTTTCGTCGGCCCGGTACATCCCAGCCCACCAGCCTGGCTGACTCTGGGCCAGGGTGTAAAGCTCATGGAAGGTGTTGACGCCCTTGGGGGTGCCGATGAACACCGCCCAGCCCTTGCGGTCCTGGAGGGCAGGAAAAATAATTTGTTCCCAGACGCCGGGCTTGATGTCGGCGACCTCGTCGATGACGATGCCATCAAAGAACCCGCCGCGCAGGGCGTCCGCGTTGTCCGCGCCATAGAGCCTGATCCGAGGCCCGTGTGGGAACGTCAGAGTGCTGTCGATCTCCGAGACCTTAACACCATGGCAGCCGCCAAACTGGCGCTTGAGGATGTCCCAGGCGATGTCTTTTGACTGCTTGAGGAACGGCGACAGATAGGCGTACCGCGCGTCCTTGCGCTTGTCCTGTAGAGCCGCCGCGCCGAGCTGGTAGACCATGCTGGTGGTCTTTCCGAACCGGCGATGGCAGACCAGGACAGAGTACCGCGCCTTGCGCAGATTGTTGTGTATCTCGACTTGGTATTTGTGCGGCCGGTAGTCGGGCGTGAACTCAACCCTCAACGCTGTCTCCGGGCGTTCCCGTTGTCGGCAGACCGATGTGCAGGTGGAGGTCGCCGCTGCTCTCGACGTGCTGTTTCTCGCGCCACTCTTCCGGATCAGCGTTCTTGAGTTGGAATATCGCCGCCGTCACCTGATGCGACGCTTCCGCATTCATGATGCGGCTTTCGAGGAAAGCTAGGCGCCGAGGCTTGGCCGCTTTTACAGCGTCAGAAAACTCTGGGTGAACGCGCATCCATTCGTAGATACATTCCTTGCTCACGCCGATAAAGCCAGCGCAAGCAGTCAGCGAGTACCCAGCGCCCATATTGTCTTTTACTGACTGGCAATACTTCGGCTTATAGAGTGACGGCCTTCCGACAGGATTGCTCACAGCCCCACCACCCATCGCAGCAGCGCGACCCCCGACAGTTCATCCGGATCAAGCGCGATGTAATCCCAGTTGGTCACGGTGCTAATCCCACATGAGGCGCGAGCCAGCTTGCGATGAGGTTCGCCCCGATATCCCAAAGGCCGGAAACGACGACGAACGCAATGGCGAGCGTGGTGGCAGAAAGCGTGATGGTGTAGCCCTTGGCGTTCTCACGGACATGCCGGACGACGCGGCGCTTGCGGGTCTCAGTCATCACACCCGCCACATCATCGGCGCCCGGAACGCAGCCCACGGCATCAACCACAGCGTCGTCATGATGGAGGCGGTGCGGAACGCGATGCCGAGGAAGGGATTGTCGATCACAGTATTTCCCCCCGGTGTTTCGTCGCCGCCGCTTTTGGCCGATGCGCCGCCGCGGATCGGGCGGGGCAATCTGTCTGGTGGCGAAGCAGTTCGATCCGTCCATCGGCATATTCGAACTGGATGTGGTCGAATTGGTCGCTGAGGGTTTGTATCATCCGAGAGAGTTGGCTGATGGTGTTTTCCAGGCCCTGGATAATGTGCTCCAGGCCCTTGATGGTCGCCTCGTATTCGCGCCGGCTGACGACCTGTTCAGGCAAGTGATCGAGCCGTTCGTGCAACCGCGCCCGGCCGTTCGAGCTTTCCGTCCGCGTGACCTTAATCTCGCGGAACAGGAACCCGAGGATTGTGCAGAGGACGGTGATTCCAACGCCGATCAGCGTTGCCGCCGCCATCGCCCATTGGGAGAGCTGGCCCCACTCCATCACGCCACCCCTTTGCGCGCCGGCATTGCGAGCTTGCTCCGTCCGTAGACGATAGCGGCACACTCAGCGACGGTCAGGCTGCACAGTGTCGACTCGAGACTGGCGGGGTGGCTGGGGGTGCGGATTGCGCCCGATCCCAGCCGGGGCCGGGCTTCCGGATCGGTGAAGCCCCATTTGTCCATGTCGGTCCTTAATCGTTCCAGCGCCTCCGCGACGTAGCGCTCTGGCGCAGTGGATTCTATCCGTGCCCCAAACCCCTTTTTCCCCTTTCCCCCACGAGGGGGCTGGGCAGGCACTTGGCAGCTACGGCGCAGGACAGCGCGCCCGGCTCACCGGGTCCACTCGCTGTCTTTCGGCTCGCTTTGGTACTGGCGCTGTCGCCGCTCGGCTGTGTGCGCGATCCCTGGCCCGCTGTGGGCTGGACGCGAAAAACCCCGCGCGGCATGACCGGCGGGGCTTCGCTCACAGAATTCCCAGATTCTGTTTCGAGGATTCTCACAAAATCTAGTGGGCGTCAAGGGGTAATTTACGCCGCCGCGCGCAGCCGAGACCGTCGGCCCAGACCGATGTCCTTGGCGAGCGCCGACCGGCTGGCGGCGTAGTTCGGGGCGACCATCGGATAGTCGCTGGGGAGGCCCCACTTATCCCGGTACTGGTTGGGCGTCAGGCCGTAGGAGGTCTTGAGATGCCGCTTGAGCATCTTAAGCTTCTTGCCGTCTTCCAGGCAGATCAGATAGTCGGGGGCGATCGACTTCTTGACCGGCACGGCCGGCTTGAGTTCGACGGGTTCGGGCGCGGCTTCGACCGGGTTGGCGATTCCAAGCAAGGCGCCATGAACCGTGTTGATGATGTTCGGAATGTCGGCGATGGCAACCTGATGCTTTTGCAGATATGCCGAGACGATTCCAGTGGTAAGCAGGACGATGGCTCCGTTCATGTCTGTGAACCTTTCAATTGGTTGAAGTTTTAAAGAGATGTTTCTTCTCTTCCCATTCCGGTCTTTTGCGTTCCGGAATCTTACGGCTATTCAGGACGGATGCAATAGCATCGATGCCTGAAAGCAAAGCTGTTGTGTTTTTTTCAACGATGGCACTCGGTGCCGCGCGGTATTCCAGCAGGGCGGGCGGGGTTACATCGTCGATGCAGACGGTTTCGAGGACCGACAACACCAACAGGCAGCACGGCAGCTTGCGGAGAGCAATGTCGCACGCCGCCATCTGGTCGTCGCAATGGCGCCATGACTCAAGCGATAAATCGGTTCCGCTCGGGCGCTGATCGGCGCGCCACCGCCCAGGCGACCCGCACATCCCGCGCCAATCCACCCAAAGCTGCCGATAGATTTCGAGGGTCGAGCGACGCTTTGCGCCGTCGCCACCCTTCGGCCCGAGCAGCCCGCGCCACCACATCGCGTCAATGGCGTTGTTGGCCTCATCTCCGACCGGCAGACCCCAACGCCTCGCGCGCTGGGCAAGCGTCTCCGGCAGCGCCACCGGGCCGGATGGCTCGCGCGCCGCCTTGCAGATCGCCCCGCTCGGCTCCCTGGCCGCATCCGGCTTCCTCGGCCGTCCACCCCGGCTTCTGCGCCACTGGCCCTTCGTCCGCGCCTTGGTCCTGTGCTCGGTCATTATGCCCCCTGGCGTTGGCTCAGCCGCAGATGCGCTTTTCGGTGGCCGCAACGCGCTGTGCGAGTTCCTTGGTCAGCGCCACGATGTCGGCGAGATCGGACTTGATTGCGTCAATCTCGGGATCACCCTTAATCGGCCCATGCAGTTCTTCGCGGACCTTGGCGACCATCGCGGCGGGCAGTTCGAGATCTTTGCCGATGCTGCGGTCGTCATGCCCAGCTTTGTACCGGCCCTTGTCGAACAGCGGGGCCAGGGCGTCGGCAATGGCAATAGTCTCGCGCACGGTCGGAGCGCGTACATTGGCGATGGCGTCGGGCTTGATCGGAGAGTGCGGCTTGGCAGGCGACATGGTGACAGGCTCCAGTAGTTTTTCACGTTTGGCGGCGGCGCATTTCGGGCAGGTCCAGGACCATTTCTTCGTCACTTCCCATCCCATTGACTGGAATGACAGTGAAACGACGTTGGGAAACGCTTGCGGCGAGAACCGCTTTTCCTGCGTCTCGGAACAGTTCTGGCACGAGCAAGAAACGTACTTAAATTCAACGATCTTGTTGCAGATGGTCTGCGTCTTGGTGTTTATGCCCATCGCGAGCATTTCGTGACGGAGGCGTTCACGTGTGTCCAAGTCTATCTCCTTAGCTTTATTTTCATCCTTGTGTCTTATCTTATAATTCCTTGATGCGATGTTGTTGCACATCCTACATGCGACCCGGCCGCATGAGTCCAAGTGAAGAAACGACTGATCGTGGCCAGAGGGGCACCCTTCCTTAAACCCACCAATGTAATCTGAAGCGGCAATCTCATCCGTTCCTTTTTTCGGAAAATTGACAACATTTCTTCCAAAACGCCTAGTAATGTCGTCCCATTCTCGAGCCGCATCTTCCGCAGTCTCGTGCCATTGAGTCCGAAATTTCACCCCATTATATAATACGTCTCCTTTATATCTATTTTTTGCTTCGTTATAATATATACCTCTGAACCCTGTTGCGTTTTCCTTGTGCGCTCGTTTTTGGGATATTCTCCAATTCGGTTGTTCTTTCATTTCCTCACCCCCAAAACCCGCTCAGCGAACCGCGCAAATGCTTCGCGCTCTCCCCACGTCATCCTTTTGTCGGTTAGCGACGCCGACACCTATCCCCGCTCATGTCGTCACCCGCTCGCCCTGGAACTCAGCCAAAACCCCAGCAGGGACCTCGCATCCGTCTTCGCCGGGCCTTGGGCCCCACCCGGTCAGCCACAGCCCTGACCCGCCTCGGAAGCCCTTGAGCCGAGCGCGCCACTGGACAATTTCGTCGGAAACCCTTGGCCCGGCCGGCGCCGGCTTGGCGGTGGCGATGGCCGAAAGCACGTCCCGATCGATCATCCGCAGGCTTGCCGGGCAGGGCATGTGCTTTCCGGCCAGGCGCTCGAATTGCTCGCCGACAGCAGCGGCGATGACGGGTACGGTCCCCCCGGATTCCAGCCAAACAGCCACAATTCCGTCGTCTGCCGGGTGGGGATGTCGGTCGATTTCGTCGAACCAACGCTCGGAAAGTCGGCGGATTTCCTGAAAAACATCCTCGATCAAATCGGCCGGCGGCGGCTTGGCGTGCGCTTTTCGGCGCGCGCTATCTGCCGCCGCCGAAGGGTTCGAAGAACCCGTAGGCAAGGGAGATATCCCTGTCCCTGTCCCTGTCCCTGTCCCTTGCGGCCCCGTCGGGGTGTCGTCGGGTTTCCCACCGGGACCGCCATCGGGTTTCCCGGCGGGAGTATTTTCCGGCGGTATTTTCTTCCCACCGGGTTTCCCACCGGGACCGCCATCGGGTTTCCCGGCGGGAGTCCTGCGACGCAATGACCGGGATGCCGGATTGATAGATTGAAGCGCGGATGCCGCCTCTTCAATTTGCGCATCAATCTCGGCCGGGTCGAACTCCTTACCCTGCTTCTTGGCGTTGCCGTGGGCGCTGGACTTCCGCTGGTTCAGTTTTTCAAGCCACCCCTCAAGGGCCTTCTCGCATACAGTCTTGTGGTACAGGCGCCCGTCAGAGCATTTCACCCAGCCGTGCAGGGCACGATCCTTGACCGCCCGCCACCCTTTCAGGTCGCGTCCGAACTCAGCAAGCCGGGCTAGGGCGATATCGCTCTCCGGGAGGCTACCGGCCGGAACTTGGTGCCACGCCTTAAACCAGAGTGTCACCCCAGCCCGCCATTCTCCATCAGTGGTGACGGCGTGAAACTCGCTGTCGAATAGGCGCCCGACATCAACGGGAATGAAGGGAAAGTCGCGAAGATCGACTTGAGGTGGGCAGAGCGGTGCAGTCAGTTGGTTCACGTCGAATACCCCTAAAGCATTTCTTGCGGTCGCGCTCATGCAGCATCCCCCTTCTCAAATCCCAACCGCCGAGCGGCCACCTCTTCCATATCCCTCGGATGCGCCAACAGCCCCGTCTCCGGCTTCGCGCTGTCCCGCCGCGTCGATACCTCCCATGCGATCACAGCGTCCGACCACGCGAGCGGTAGCAGCATCGCGGCGCCAGACCTCGCAGACGGGCGCAGTCACCTGCCCCGCGTCCCGGCGGCCGGCGTTCATCTCGGACAGGATGATGGCGAACTCGGAGCGGGTCATTGCGCCGCCGCCCCCCGCTTCATCGCCCGGACCTCGGCGGCGAGTTGCTGATGAGTGGCCTCGAAAAGCTGGAGGCGGCGCTTGGTTCTGGTTCCAACCGGAGCCGTCCGCGCCAGTTCGGCAGCGCGCTCACGCTTGGCGACAAGGGCGGGAAGGGCAGGGCGCTTCATGCTGCCATCCCTTCTTCAAGGTCAATCCGCCGCACTGGCTTCCATTGATCGGCCAGCAACCAGCCGTCGCCGCCGATGAACAGCCACCCCGGCTGTGTGGCGCCGTTGATGACCGCGTACTCGCCGACGCGGACGTTGCCGTTGAAGCGGTGTTCGATGATCCAGGTCTCGCCGGGCTTCGGGTTCATGCTGCGATCCTCCCGCGGAGAGGAAATCCCCAACCCAACAACACGCCTTCGACTTCATCTAGGCTGCGGCAAAGCTGGTAGAGGGCGCCAGCCTTCCTGGCATTCTCCTCAAACTCTTTCTGGTTTGGGCGCTGCCGGCCGGTTGAGGTTTTCAACTCGATGCAATAGGGGCGCTCGCCCCAGAAAATAACAATGTCTGGTGCGCCAGCGACAACGCCCATAGCCTTGAGCTTGGCGCCTTCAATGGGGTTACGGCTGCCACCGTTCGCCGGATGAAAAGCCACGGCATCAGCAGACAAGGCCAGCTTGAGCCACTTCATGACGGTGATCTGGAGGGCGTCTTCGGCGGTCATCCCCGATCCTCCGCCACATCCACCAGCCGCACCCCGAGAGCCGCGCACCATGCGAACAGGTTTCGCGCGGTAGGCTCCCGTTCGGCGCTCTCCCATGTGTAAACAGTCTGTTTATGCACCCCGATCCTCCGGCCAACATCTTCGCGAGAAAGCCCGGCCGCTTCCCGGACACGGGCGAGGGCATCGCGAAGGCGTGCCCAATCCCCCATGCCGGTTGCGACCGCATCCATGGTCAGGCGTCCATACCCAAAGCGGTTAGGTAGAGCGCCATCAACTCTTCCTCTTCCTGCCGGTCCTCCTTGGACCGCTTGCGGAGAGAGATGATCTTGCGCAGCACCTTGACCTCGAAGCCCTGGCCCTTGGCCACGGAATAGAGGTCCTTGATGTCGTCGGCAATTCCGGTCTTTTCCTCTTCCAGGCGTTCTATGCGATCCACGAAGGACCGAAGCTGTTGGCCGGAGACGCCGCCAATGTCGTTGGTTTCGGTGTCGCTCATTGTGTCATTCCTTTGATGATGAGGATCAGGCCAAAGCCGGCGACGGAACCAATCGCCAGCAGCGCAGCCAGCAGCCCCAGGCGCTGCATGGCGGTGAGGGGCGGGTCGAGGTGGAGGTCGTCGCGGGAGCATCGCCCGCGCCAGGATTGGGGGGCGGTCATGCCTCGTCTCCAATGCAAGCCCGGCAGTCCCGATGGTGCAAAGCGCTCTCCCGCCATTCAGACGGCAGCGCACATGCCGGAGCGCCTGCCGGGCACGTTCCAGCCTCAAACGCTCTGTCCAGCAGCGCGCGCTTTGCCGCCCATCGCGG